TTAGACTTACTGCCTTAATTAACCTAATCCCTATCATTAATTTGGTAGGGATTTTTTTATTTAATAAAATATTATTTAGAATCGTTATAAATAAGAAAAAAAAGATTATATTTGCATTGTATATTCAAAAAATGTAAATGGGATTACTCGGGAGACTAGGATTTAATGTGACCAGATACAATAATGGGTCTTTGTTTTATAGTGAAGTTGGCAATCAAAAAGCAGCGTTAGACGGTTATACAGCCGCTAAAGCCGCTTTGCATTGCCCTATCTTATTTGGATTGATTGATAAGATCGGTAATCACTTAGCACAGGCGCATTTCTTCCGTGAGGGAGATGAGGAGAACGCAACAAACGATTTATTAGTTGCACGGATAGAAGACCCTAACTACTTTCAGAGTAAAGAAGACTTTTTAAAAGAATGGTTATTTCACTATATTTCTTGCGGTTATGTGTTTATTGCTCCATTAGGTGCTGTAGGATTTGAGCGTAGTATTGATAGAGTAGACAGTCTTTACAACCTTAATCCAAAGTACATCAAGTACAATGACATTAGCTTTCAAACAAAACTATTGACTAGAAAGCAAATAATAGAAAGTGATAAGTTTAAGTTCAAATACGAAATACAAAAAGGAATACAGGGTAACTCTACATCAAGCGATGACTTCAACTATAAAGATGTAATGGGTTTCTATGACGTAGCTAACGGACTTGATAAAGACTTCTTACTTACTAGTCCTAGCCGTTTAGATTGTGTGCTACAACCAGCGGTTAACGTTATTAAAGCATTTGAAGCGCAAAACATAGTTATCAAGTCCAACGGTAGAGAGATGTTTTTTAATCAGGCTATGGCAAGTACCTTACCGGGTGTTGCAAAGAACTTCGACCAAAAAGATCAAGACAAAATACAAAGAGCAAATTCTAAGTACGGAATGCAACACGGTCAAAATAGATCGATGTTTCTTAATAAGGAAACTGGTTATAAGTCTTTGCATATAGACGCCAAAGACCTAGGAATTGATGAGATATTAAAGACATCAGCAGCGGCAATCGCAACCGCACTAAACGTTCCTAAAGATTTAATTCCTGTATTCGATGGATCAACATACACAAACAAAAAGGAATCACAAGTTGAGCTGATACAAGGCGTGGTAGAGCCTATACTAGCAGACCTTTGTAGAACTATGTCGGGTCATTTTGATGGCTACGATGAAAGACCTTTGAGGTATTCAGTTGATCACCTTGCACCGATGCAACACATAGAGACAATTAAGACCGATAAAGCTTTAAAACTATCTACAGCGTACAAAAATTTTGTAGGTGCTGGAATGACTCCTGAAGATACAAACGCGTTGTTTGAGGGCTTAGGTATAAATCTAATGGAAAATGAATAGACTAAGTATAGAAGAAATTAAGGAGCTTAAAGATAAATTAGCTGTTAAAAAAGGTAGTGATGAATTGTGTATTGAAGTTTTAAAAAGCAAAAGAAATGTTTAATTGTACCGAGCTTAACAAGTCCTTTGACAAAGTAGTTGACTTATACAAGGCACTAAAGGATAACAAAGAAGAGATATTAGCTTTTAAAATGGCTAACACTCTTAAATCTTGTGACAAGGGTGCGAGCGTTAAAAGTAAATTAATAAACGTAACTAAGCATTTAGAGGCGTTAAAAAACATTGAGTTAAATGATGACTTCTATTACATAGTAGTAAACACTACAAAGGTACTAGATAGTCACATGGATGTACATTTAAACGGTATTTGGAGTAAGACAGTACAAGAGCAGCAAGGTAAAAATTATCTAGTAGCAGACCATAAACTAGAAATCGATAAGGTAATTGCTAGAAAGGAGCATGTCGAAATGATTATCGCTGAAATCCCTTTCAGATCAATAGGAAAAGATTACGAAGGTGACACACAAGCGTTAATCTACAAGATACCTAAAGATAAGATAGTAAACGAAGCGGCAAAAGAATGGCTTAAAAGTGGTGATGAGATAGAAGCTAGTGTGAGAATGCAATATGTCAAGATAGAACTTGCTATGAATAGCGATAATATAAATGATAAGGTAGAAAAGGCAAACTACGACACCTACATTAAAGAGATCGCAAATAAAGATGAATTTAAAGAAATCAACTATTTTTTCATAGTACAAGAAGCAAAAAACGTAAAGGAAAGTAGTTTAGTTGTGTTTGGATCAAACAACGCAACTGGAACGCTAGAAAATAAACGAGAGCCGTCTGGTGACACTCTTGCGATTAAAGAAGCAGCCGCTAAAGCACTGCGAACAAAAGAATATTTTACTAATTTAAATTCATAAACATGAATAAATGGGAATTGTTCCTTCAAGAAAAGGGATACACAAATGAAACGTTCGCAGCATTAGAGGCGGACAAAATGGCTCAGCTTAATAGCGAGTATCAAACAAAATTAATCGCAGAGGTTGAGTTAAAAATCACGGCCAAAGCGTCTAAAGAAGACGTATCTACAGTGGTAAAGAGCGCAATTGATGCCGCTATCTTGGCTTTGCCTGTTGGGGTTACAAAAGCAGAGTATGATAGCCTAGTTGAAAAGCTAGTAAAGCAAGGGGAGACTCTACAAGAAATGAAAGTAAAAGGAGATTTGCAAGGTGCGCACGAAGGAATTGCATTTGCGTTTAAAACATTGATGACGCCAGAGAAGGTAGCTGAGATGAAAACAGATCAAAACTCTGGTGTCTCTACCACTACTAAGGCGGCTGGAACTATATTAGTATCTAACAACCTTACTGGACGTGTAGCACGTCACGAGAGAGACCCTGAGAGAAGCAAGACAGCAAGGCGTAACCCGTTTATATTGGAGTTAGTAAACGTTACAACTACTAACGCAGCAGTTGTTTCTTACGTCGAGCGTGATGCGCCAGATGGTGCACCGGGCATGACAGCAGAAGGAGCTGTTAAGCCTTTAATTGACTTTGATTATACAGAGCGTTTGGCGGTTGTTAAGAAAATGACGGCACGTATCAAAATGTCTAAGGAGATGATGGAAGACGTAGACGGATTTGTTGCAGACACCGAAGACGAGCTAACTGAAAGACTTGCTTTGCTTATCGATACTCAACTATTAAGCGGTGATGGAACTGGTAACAACCTTTCTGGAATCTTGACTAACGCCACAGCTTTTGCAGCAGGAGGTCTTGCTAATGCGATTGAAAACGCTAACAACTTTGATGTTCTTAGAGTAGCTTTAAATCAGGTTTCTTTGAATAACTTTAATTCCACCGTTATAATCATGAATCCTACCGATGTAACCGCAATGGATTTGACTAAAGGTAGCGATGATCACTATATCATGCCTCCTTTCTCAACTGCTGACGGTACAATTATAAAGGGTATCAGAATTGTTGAAAACAACGGTGTTACGGCTGATGATTTTGTTGTAGGTGATTTATCTAAGTACAAAGTTAAGTTACGTGAGGACATTAATATCAACTACGGACACTCAGGAGATGATTTTGAAAAGAATCTTTTAACTAGTTTATGTGAAGCCAGAGCAACAGCATACATTCCAAATGTTAATTTTGGGGCTATTGTAAAAGGAACTTTCTCAGCAGCTAGAGCAGCTTTAGAAACAGCTTAATTAATTTAAAATATAAACAGATGTCAAGTAAACAAGAGGTAAAGCAAGTAGTACCAGAAGGATTCTTCAAGCAGAATACAAGTGAAATTGTAATCAACGGGCGCACGGTAAGGGTGTTCACTCAGGAGCTAGAAGCGATTAAGAAGGGACTAGCAAAACTAGCAAAGAAAAAGTAAATGATAGTAAATAGCACATTCTTTAAAAGCGGTGTTAATAACATCCCTAATAACGATATAACCACTCGTAACCCAAACGTGGCGCAAACAGAATCGACGTTGGACGAAGTTATATCTTATCACGAGCGTGTGCTTATTACTAATGCTTTGAAGCCTAGTTTATGGGCTACAATTGTAACTAACTATACAGACGGCGTACTTAACGAAGGTGCGCCAGTATGGTTACAAAAGCTGGTAAACGGTGAAATATACTTATATGAGGGTAAGGAAAAAGAGTGGAAAGGATTGGCAAATGCGCAAGGCTTAATAGTTAAGTACATTTTTTGTCAATATCTATCCGACGATCTGTACTCCTACCTAATAAGAGGTGTAAGTAAGCTTAAAACAGAAGCAAGCGAGTTAGTAAATGTTACTCCTTTATACGTTGATCAATGGAATTTATTTATAGATCAGTATCAGGGCGACGTTGAATTTTACAATGAATATAACATTAATTTTCCAAGGGTTTTTCATACCTCTTACGGAACTATTACTGATTATTTTAGAAGTAATGACTCAGGGGCTTACGTTGACTTACTAACGTACATCGACCATTACGAGACGGCAAATGTAGGTACATACACAGATATAAACAAGTTGATCTATCAAGACGAAAACAAGATGGGTATATGATAATTGTTGAAGACATAATACAAGTTGAGGTGACTAAAATGCTGCCTATAAATCTATTTGATAATAGAACACAAAAGCCATTATACGGTTGGGGCAACAAAGAGGAGCTTAACAAATATCTAGTTATCAATAAAAATAAATCTTATCCTTTAATTTGGCAAATTCCAAGTGAGAAAACTAACAGAATAAACGAAGTATCACAAACATGCGACTTTATTTTAGCGGTTAATTTCACGAAGAACGACACCGATTTAATGAATCCCGATAGAATGGAAACAACATTTAAACCAGTACTTTATCCATTTATGGAAGTGTTTTTACAAGATCTTAATAAGAGCAGAAACATAACCATAAATAAGAGCGAGTTTACGTTTAATGATTTTCCTAACTACGCTATAACGTCACCAGATGACGAAGTAGTTGACCTATGGGACGCTGTAAGGGTTTCAATAGATGCAACTTTTATGAATAACTGCTAAAAAATTAAAAAAATGGCAAGAAACAAAAAGACTACACAAATAGTCGAAGAGTCTACAGAGGTAGCGGCACCAAAGGTAAAAACAAATCAATACACGGTAATTCGTGAGGGATTTGGTTTTAAAATAGGTCAAAAAATTGGCTTAGAATCAAACGGTGTTCAATTTTACAAATCAAATAAAATAATTAAATAATGGCAAGTTTAGCAACTATTTCAAACGCTCTTGATTGTGGCGTGTCAGATGTTCAGGGATTAGGTCTCGCGCACTGCAAATTCAATTTTAACGACATGGCTGGAGGTGCTACGTTGTTTCTAAATCGTGGAACGGAATTACCAGCAGATTTTAGTTTAGCAACTTTAAGAGCCTTGCAAGTAGCTGGCAAGCTAAAGGTAGCAAGCAATCCTTTCAGTGTAGAAATACAAAATGCAGACGATCAAAAGGAAACTAGTTCAGGCGGTGTTACTGCTGTAGCGACTAAGGGTCTTTATGGATTTATGTTCAAGTATGTAAACGGTCTTTTATTCGATACCGCTTTATCTAGTTTAAACAGTCAAAACGCTTACGATGTCGTTCTAATCGATAGTGCTGGAAACGCATTATTTACAACTTCTAAGTCAGGCAAAAAAACTGGTTTTTCCGCTGGCTATGTAAACGCAATGATGATCGATTTTGCAAGTGGAGCAACTACGACTAAAACAGGTATCGAATTTCAATTCACAAATCGTGCGCAAATGGATAACGGTAAAACGTTTATCAATTCAGATGAGATTGATTTTAGTTTACTAGAGTTAGCGGGTGTAAATCAATTGCAAATTACACTAGTAGCACCAGCGGACGGAGCAACTACTGTAATTGGTAAGATCGTTAGCAAATATGACGGAACACTAACGTCTACAGAGTTAACAGAAGCATCTCTAACTATAGGGGGGCCATCAGTAAGTGCGGCAAGCGTAAATTCAAATGGAGGTTTGGAAATAACACTAGGAGCAGTTACAGCAGGTCAAAGCATTAGCGTACAGGTAAC